TGTTGATGTTAAAAAGCGCAGGTCGAGGCAACAGGTGCTTAACGATCAGATTACTGCTGCAAAGAAACTGTTGATAGAAAACAATGTTGAGTAAACCTTGACATAACTTGGAGGGGGGCATAGGTTGACGTTCCCCCTCCAAGTGAAAGGTCAAACAGGTGTAGAAACATTAGAGCCAAGGCATGTCCCAACTGGCGTTGTATGTATGGGATAGACGACTGCACAGAATGACGGAGGTAGCACTGTGCTCGTGTAGGCCAAGGCTAGGTAGGGCGAGTATGTTCTAAAGGAAAAAGCATGAAAGAAAAATACATCGTCAGCAGTCCGTCTTTAACGTCACTTGAGCAATTAGAGAAGAGGCATCATGGCTGTCAGTCCTTACACGAATGACTTTATGAAAGCGTTACCAGCACCATTCAGACCTAACCCATTCAACATAGATGAGTACGTTATGCAGGCTATCGAGAATGGTTGGGATACTGATTCGCTGGCGAAAGCCTGCTACATCAATGAAAGAAAACCGCAACCAGCGTTTACTGTCACAAACTTGAAGACGTTATGCCTTCACGGTCCAGCGACATCAACTATTCGTCGTGGCTGGGACTATGGGCATTTGCCTTGCAATGATCACTTCCATGTGTCCGAGTGTGAGATATGTAGGTGCGAGCCAAGTAAAGAAGTGCATCATGTGTCCGTGTTAGTTCCCAATGAACTTAAAGGAGTTCTTGGTCTTATTGGAAGGATGCCTAGCAATGATTGAAGTTTGTCCATGCTGTGGTGTAACGACTGCTAGATTTTGTGCTTGCTGCGGCCCACTTGGTTACACCTATTGTCTTTTAGAAAAAGCAGTAGCCGTAACGAGAGCATCGCAGGATACCCAACGATGAAAGCGTTTTACGGGAAATGGAAGTTTAGTAAGAAACGGCAGGCATGGATATGGAAATGGAAAAACAGGAAAGTTATAAAAAAGAAGTCGTACTACATTAAGGTGCAAAAATGATTCCCACCGTTACGCAATACACGCAACTCCATTACCGTGATCGCTTGCGGATAGTAAAAACACTGAAGGATTTATTAGTTCGATATGCGGAAACAGAGCACACAAAAAATGATTAAATATCCATGTTTTATTTGTGACAAAGAATCAATTTTTATTACGGCAGATGGCAAAGATGTATGCCGCTGGTGTCATCCACCGCACAACGATGAGATGAGAGCAGCACTTAACAATATTCAGAAGGCAGGAATGATATACAAGGGAGAGTGAAATGGATCACATTCAGGATGATATGTTTTCAGTATCTTTACCGTATGCTGGAACCTCAGGATGGAGTGGAACAACCACCAGTAAGGAGCGAGCAGTCACCGCTGACAATAGCGGAAAGACTAAGGACCGCCAAAAAGAAACGTATGACTTGCTACAACAAGCAGGTACTAACGGTCTTACATGGAAGGAACTTTCATCGCAAACACAAATGCACCACGGGACAGCATCAGGAACTCTTTCAGTAATGCACAAAGATCAACGCATTATCCGTCTTACTGACAAAAGAAATCGATGCAAAATATATGTCCATCCTGATTTTGTTATCGGGCGTGAAACAGAAACTCAAGGAAATCCCAAACAATGCCCTAACTGTGGGCACAAACTGAATTGAGGAAGTGATGAAGCAACTCCCATCAAATGTCAATAACATCCGTTCTTGGGAGGCCGCTTGATAACCGCACTCGTATTAAGCGCAACTATCATGCTTGGACCTACACATGCACCACAAGTGCATATGACTAAGGCAGACCCAATACAAACGGGACTACAAGACTCAGCCTACAAAGGAAAGTTTTACAACAAATCACAAGAACGAGTCCGCAAGTGTATAGGTCAACGAGAAGGACGATTTCATTACTGGGGAACAGGCGGTAATGGTTTATATCAATCAACTTATCAAATGACTGCCCCACTTATTAAAGGTGCGGCTTGGATGATGGGGCCAGAACTGCGTCACATGTTTGGAGTGACGCAAGGTAACACAATCCAAAAGAAACTGTTGCATACACAAGGCAAAAACTGGCACAGGTTCTATATGGATATGGCCTTCTACACCGTTGCCAACTGGCATAGTATGGGCAAAGGATTACACCACTGGAAAGGCGGAAGGTATACCTGCAAATGGTAAACCCACAGAAAATCAAAGGAAGCGCATATGAACGGAGCATCGTCAACTACTTACGAGAGTGCGGCTTTACGGTTGATAGAACTCGTGCAGGATGGACCGATGACAGAGGAGACATTCATGGAGTGTCTAACCCTTCTGGTCATCCATTCACGTTTGAATGTAAAAATCACCGCCGAGACAACCTCTCAGGATGGATCAAAGAACTCGCTGTCGAAGTATCCAACGCAAGCGGAGTGGTTGGGGCAGTCATCCACAAAAAAGTTGGTACTACAGAACCAGCGGAACAATACGCAACCCTCCCAGTTGCAATGCTGGTGCGACTACTCAAAGAAGCCGGATACAAATGAAATTCTCCGCTAAAACAAAAGAACTCATTAAAGAACGTGCAGGCGGAAGATGTGAACTATGTGGCATGAAAGCAGACACTCCTCAATACCACCACAGAAGGCCAAGAGGAATGGGAGGGACTAAACGTGACGAGTCTGGAGACCCTGCAAACGCTTTATTTCTACACTTTGCATGTCACGAAAAGATTGAAAGCCAGCGTCTTTTATCGCATGAAAAAGGTTGGCTTGTATATCAGCACGAAGAGCCTTCGCTAATGCCAGTAGTAATATTTGGGGAATGGTCTTTACTCTTCCCCGATGGAACCGCTAAGATGATAAAGGTGCGGAGTTTGGAGGGGAAGCCTTCTCCGCACCATTCTTTTTCCTCTGAACAAAATGACTAATATCAATAACAGTCTCAGTCTCTCGTCTATGTAAGGGATTCCATTCACCAGTACGAGCGGAATACCAGCCAATGAGAGTCTTGACTTTACGTTCGCTTACTCCAAGATGGTCAGCGATCTGTCCTGTATTCCAGTTAAGCATCTTTAACTCATAGGCAGTGCGCTCCATGAGTTCGAGTAGAGACTCAATAAATTCTACTTGAATAGTGTCGAGGGCAGCCGCTCTCACAATAGGATCGTGTTCAGCAGCCGCTGGCGCGAACAATTCAGTAATGGCATGATGATTGACATAATGAAACATATATGGAAGACTACTAGAGAAATCAAACAAAAGGAACAGGTGAAGAAATGCTTACTATCGAGCAACAAGAAATCCTCCTTAAAAAAATTAACCCAGTCCGTATTGCCAAACGCTCAGGACCACACGGCATCGAACTCAAGTACATTGAATCATGGGACGTTAAAGCCCACCTCAACAGAATCTTTGGTTTCTGTGGATGGTCATGGGAAGTCCTCTCCGCTGAACTTGCCTACGAATATCAAGCAGGAAATAACTGGGCAGTTGGCTACAAAATTATTGGACGACTCTCAATCCACAGCACAGGAGCCGTCTACACCGAAGCCTGTGTTGGACCAGCGCAACTATCACAACGCGGCGAGGCTCACGATATGGCGGTTAAAACAGGCGAGTCGGACTGCATCAAAAGAGCAGCGATTAACTTAGGAGACCAGTTTGGACTTTCCCTTTATAACAACGGCAGCGAGGAACCCGTAGTAATCGCAACTTTAATAGGACCAGAAACAGGTGAATCAAATGAGTAACGAACGAGAAACAAAACTCCAAACACTTCTCATTGACGCTATAGAAAACTTCGAGGCAGCATCACCGCGCACCAAACAATCCAGAGATGGAATCCTAGGCCCGTCAGACATTGGTTTTTGCCGTCAAAAAGCAGCCCTTGTTACCCGACAAGTACAACCAACAGATAAAGTTTCACACTGGGCAGCAGCCGTAGGAACAGCGGTCCACTCATACGTAGAAGCCGCCTACAAGAAAGCCGACCCAACGTGGCTAGTAGGGTCTATAGACAAGATTAGGGTGTCAGCCACGCTTCCATCGGGGGCAGTCATCAGCGGCTCACCAGACGTAGTAGTGCCAGCCGCTAACGCCGTACTTGATATTAAGACTGTCAATGGATTTGAGTGGACCAAACGCAATGGTCCATCCAAAAGCCACCAATACCAACGACACCTCTACGCAATGGGTCTCGTAGACGCAGGAATCTTAGATGGAACTAAACCTCTCTATGTAGGAAACCTGTACTACGACAGATCAGGAGCACAAGCAGACCCTTTAGTTTTTCTAGAACTTTTTAACCCAGACCTCACAGATGAAATCAACTCATGGGTCACTGACGTTATCTACGCTGTAGAAAATGGGCAAGACTCATCGCGTGATGTAGCAGCCGCAACTTGTGAGAAGATATGTGAGTTCTTCACTGTTTGCCGAGGCGCTCTTGAAGTACATGACGGACAAGAAGTTATTGAAGACGGCACTCTTTTAGAGGCTGTACAGATGTATGTCGAAGGCCGCGATATGGAAAACCTTGGCAAACAGATGAAGAAAGAAGCGGGACACCTGTTATCAAACACAAACGGCGTGACCCCGGCACATCAAGTACGGTGGGTAAGCGTCAACCCTACTCTCATTGAAGGGTTTGAACGTGCCGGATATGCTCGCCTAGATGTCCGAAAGCGAAGAAATTCCTAGTCCGTAACTGCTAGGATGCAGAGCGGTCCTGAGGGTTTCACACCTGTTTCCTCTCAGGGCCGCTCCTTTAATAAGGAGAAATCATGGAAATCAGAACATGCTGGGCACACAACCAAAACCTAGACAGATGCGACATGCCAGCCGGACACCCCGGAAACCACTCCACCAGCAAAACATGGACAGACGAAGACTGCATAACTCCCGGAGAAGCACCCAAACCGACACCCGTAAGCAACCCCGGAAGCGTAACCGTACCCACACCGAAGACTCTTCCCATTACAGAAATTGCGCCGTGTATTGCTTGCCAACATCGTCATAAAGGTGGAGAGTGCAAGTGCGGTTGCTATGAGTACATCGGATGACCAGAGTTGCTTTCCTGACACGCGATTGGTCAGGCTCAGAGCCTAACCTTGTGCCCGGAGGATGCAACTTTTACCGATGCTATCTGCCAGCGCTTATGTGCGGTCAAAAAGCAACCGTAGGTCTACCCGTATACGACCCCATTAGAGGCTATGGGGCTAAAGAAAACTCGCGCACAGGACTATTTGGGTACAACACTATTGTTCTTAAACTCATCATGGACCGCACGACAGCACCACAAATGCGACTCGCTAAAGTAAACGCCCGACAACGCTTTATCGTAGACATTGATGACTACTATCAAGGACTCACCCCATCAAATAAAGCCTTCACTATTACACACCCAGACCATAACAAAAAAGCCAACAGAGACTTTTATGAAGATGTAATCGCTGAAGCAGACCTCATCACGGTAAGCACCCCTTTCCTCTATGACTTTTACAGTCAACGATTCCCTAACGTAAAAATGGTACGCAACGGGGTGAACATGAACATGTTTACTCCACGCAAACACATTGATCGCAAGCCAGTATTTGGGTGGACTGGCTCAATAAATTTCCGCAATAACGATCTTGAACAATTAAGCGAATGGCTACCAGACTTTTTAGAAGAACACGATCTATCTTTTCATCACGCAGGCTGGACTCCCACAGCGCCAATGTTCCATGAGATAACTGGGATAAACCCGAAACGCTTAACCATGAGTCCACTCACGGCAATTACAGGATACGCTGACGGATTTTTATTCGATGTGGGGATTGTTCCCCTCAACAACATTCCTTTCAATGAAGCCAAATCAAACATTAAAGGTTTAGAATACGCAGCCGCAGGACTACCTTTTATAGCCTCTGACATGCCAGAGTACCGGCTTCTGCACGAGGACGGGGTAGGAGTCCTAGCGGATACTGCTGAGCAGTGGAAAGCAGCAGCCACCATGTATCTCAACAAGGCAACACGAATTACGGCAAGCCAGCGAGCATTGAAAACCGTTAAAAATAATTGGAGTATCGAAGCGAGAGAGGAAGAGTGGCGTGAAATATTTGCTTAAAGACTTTGAAGATGTAACTTGGTGGAGAGACAGTTCAGACATATATGTCTTGGGTTCAGGAGCAACCATTAGCCACATCAACCCTGATTTTTTTATAGGAAAACATGTAATAGCAACAAATGGTATTGCAGAAAGACTTGGCCTCTACGATATGCCAATATCTCTGGATACACACACTCATTACATTTATGGAGAAGCGCTAGAACTAGCGGCAAAATATCCAGATCATGCGTTCTTTTGTCCAGAACGCGATCAAGGATTTGGGGATAGAGCACCAGAAGATGCACCAGAAAATATTGTTTTCTACCCACACAAAAACGCTGATTACGAATTTGACGTAGACACAATGTGGCCTGACAATGACGATGGATTACTTGTGGGTAGCACCAGTCTTCATGGGTCAATGCACCTAGCAGCCTACATGGGGGCATCAACAATCATTCTCGTTGGAGCAGACTGTGGAACTTTAGACGGTGAAACAAACGATAAAGGGTACAAGTCAGGGAATCTAGTAACGAGCGACTCAAAGCAATGGCTAGAACGGTGGGAGATGCACCTCAGGGAAGTCAAGAGAAAGATAAAAGAAGTATATGGGGTAGAAATATATTCACTTAATCCCTTTGTGAACCCCAACATGGAAGGTCACGCTTGGGAAGGAAGCAGAAATTAGTCATCCTCATCTTCAGCGACACTTACAGAGTTTCAAGTAAAGGGATTTAGCGTTTAAGAGTTACTTCTAACTGCCAACGCCATTTCTTGTGCATCTCATCACGTCCAGCAAGGAAGTTAGCAATCCCCCACTCATCAGCCTCCATAGCCGCTTTAGAACAAGTATCGAGACAAGTAATCAAAACTTCATTAGCGTCATGTAAATCAACACACATATCAATAGGGTCAGTCTTTGTTTTCTTATCTTGTACTTCACTCAACTTGTCTAAAGTAGGCAAAGTGAATGGGGCATATTCTCCAAGTTTGCGGATATTCTCGGCAGTAGGGTCAATGCTGCTGTATACGTCTTCATATATTTGTTGAAAAAAATCATGGAACAAAGCGAACATTGGACCTTCTACATTCCAGTGAGCGCCATGAGCCTTGAGATACATTGTTACCTCATTGGCAAGCAATGTTTTTAGGCTAGTAGCCAACGTTTCCATTATTCATCCTCATCTTCAAGAACACTCACAGAGTTCCAAGTATCAGTATCATTCATGGCCTCAAGAGCATCACGCCACATTTGCTTAGCCCTACGCATCACGTCATCCGCTACGTCAGGATTCCACATGTTCCCAGACATGCCCTCAGCAATAAATTCAACCTTCAAATCGCAATAGGACAGTTTCACTACAAGGTTCTTAGTTACCGCCATCGGTACTCCTTTGCAATGCTTCGGCCAATAGTTCATATCCTACGGCATCAACGTAGGAGTCGCGCTTATAGCCAGATCGGGTCCGGCCTATCTTTAACAAAGCCATCATGTGACATACGTCAGCCTCGGTTATCCCAACATCCAGATAAGCAGACCAAAGGCGACTAACAATCCGAACGCTAGGTTCGCCATTAGCATCATAAGAATCAGCCCTTTCCCCTACAACAAGCGATACGGCATCACCAGCAATAGTGCGATCAATAGGATTCATAAGATTTCCAGCCCTCGCCAGCCGTTATTGAGGACCGCCGTGACCATGCCCGGAGGGGAATCGGTGCCGCCCCTATGTCTCCACCACAGGCTTCCACCGTCCATAGCCGGTACTTGAATATGGGTAGTTGGTCCCATTTGTTGTATTTTCAAGTGGTGGTAATGCCCAGATAGCACCACATCGGCAGTGCCAATGGCGCGACGCTGAACAGCCGCACCACCCAGCCATGTCTCCATTTTGCCTTTAGTTTGATGTCCGTGAAGCAAACCAATCCGTGTGCCAGCGATGTCTATGCACAGGTCTAGTTCGTCAATGCCGGGGAACACCCATGTCACGTTGTCGTATCCGGCAAGTTCCATAGCGTCAGCGACCTGTGAAGCGCCTTCTATAGCCCACGAATCGTCGTAACGTGTAGCCATCTGGTTGCCCATACGGACAGCCTCATCATGGTTGCCCGGTACGACAGCCACAGTGACCTTAGAAGCGACCTTGGCATAGTCAGTCACCTGACGCATCATTAGCCGCCTATAGACCCTGACAGCCTCAGTAATGGTGATGTCTAGCCGGGCGATAAGGTTGCCGCCCTGACTGTTTGTGCCTTCAATGCAGTCACCAAGCCAAGGAAGAACCACTTCATCAACGATTCCCCGTTTTCTTAGAGCCTTGTATCTGTCGAGCGAAGCCTCATGGGAGGCAATAACCCGGTCAATGGTTGCCGCTGTGCCCCCACCGTCAGATTTACCCAACTGGAGGTCCCCTGCGGCGACAAGGTACGTTCCGACAGATTCCCCCAGAGACACAGGTTTAGAGCCTCTACGTTTCCCTACGGCCTTCAGAAGGTCATCTATGGGGACAAACTTAGGAGCCAACTCCACTACAAACCTATACCGCACAATCGGACGAGTAACAGCATCCTCACCCTCACCGTCACGGTGCCACGCAGCCGGATCAACACGCGCCTCCGATAATCGGACACGATAACCTTCAGGTATCTGACCAGAAATCTTCTCAACGAGACCAGCATAATCATCAGTCTCAGGAACAGCGGCAGTCGTAATAATACGAGAACCATCAGGCTCATACTTGACACCAGCCTCCCAACCCGAAGGAGTCTTCACCCATTCAGACTGAGCACCAGTGCTACCGGAATCAGTAAACTCACTGAGCCGGTCAGAAAAACTCATGTAATACTCACACAAAGTTTCTTACGATGCCTCGCAACAGACTGAGGATTCAACCGAACCCCAAACTCAGCAATAGAAGCCCTCACAATAGAAGAATGAGAAAACCGCTTATCTTCAAGACCAGCCTGAAATTCCTTAGCATCCTTATCAGGGAGGGTCTCAAGAAAAGCACACACAGCGCATCGAGTACCACCAATGCTTTTACTCTGTTCAGTCTTTAACGAATCCATGAAACCCATAAGAACCCCTTATCCGCGAACTCCATCAGCGTTAATGTTGAGTTTTGTGCAAGCAGCCTTGACCATAATTGGGGTCACGCCCGGCTTAATTTCCCAATGCATAAAATCTTGAGCACGCCAGTCCCCTCCCCATTGAATCCATTTGCCATACCGCTGCTTCATCACAGCAATAGCAGCCTTAGTCTTCACCTGACTAAAAAACTTCTTGCCCCAGTTAGAGTTCTGAGCACCTTCCTGAGACCAATTCAGGTCTATGGCGCTCCCGGAAGCATGGTTAGATTTACGGCCCGGAGCACCATTAGCGTCCCGATTGTTGTAACCACCTTCATCTGTAGGCCCAATATCAATACGACGCACAGACTTGTTGTAATCAGCCGCTACAGCCAGCAGCAACGGGGCAGCATCAGCAGCCAACGTGAGGCGACGATCCGCACCCGGTACTCTTTTAGTCACAAGATG